CAAACATCCAAAGGAACATTAATAGAAAAAGTTGATGTTGTAAAGGCATGGAATGACGCTAAAACGTTTTGGTATAACATTATAGATAATTCATTATTGAAAGCAAACAAAGTTCAAATAATATATTCTAAAGGTAATCATGACAAGACATTATCGTGGGCGTTTACACAAACATTAAAAGAAAGATACGGCGATATAGTAGAAGATTCGCTAAAAGAAAGAAAATGCATTACATACGGCAGCAACTTTATAGGCATAACACATGGAGAATTTAAAAGAAACAAGCCTTCTGATTTAAGAAGTCAATTCAGTGTAAGATTTCCGATAGAATTTGCAAATGCAAAAGTCAAGGAAATACATTCTGGACATTTACATTCCGAGCATGGCAAAGACGAATACGGGGTTATGTGTAGAAGGTTATGCACAAGCGGAAAAGAGGATGAATGGTCTGATGGTGAAGGTTTTTTAGGTGCAAATAAGAGATTTATGGTATTTGAATGGGCTTTAGATAAATTAAAATCAATACATTACGTTTAGAAGTTAGGGTACTTTGCAAAATATGATTACAAGGAGCTGAAGTCTTGGATGACTTATTCATCAAAGATTGTGGAAGTTATTTCACAATATCAAATCTAAACGGAGAACATGAAAATCATTGCCACATTAACAATAAAAAGAGTGCTGAATTATTCAAGAAGCAAGTTGAACGAAAGATAGTGCCAAGAGGAAGTTATTTCAGAAGTTGTGCATTAAGGGTAACGATTGATGAAAATTATAAAGAAAAAATACTGATAAAAGTAGCAAAAGATAAGCAGAAACAGCTATACAGAAATATCAACAAGGGTGTGAGAGTATGACTATTGGCGAATATATACAAGAAAAAGACAAAGAAATTTATAAAAAACTAATGAAACTGACTAAACCTAAAATACCATTGGGTGATAAAATAGAAAATCTAATGTACCACGATTCTTATAAAAGAGTAAACCGAAGAATACGACAACGGTAATATCTTATCCGAGGCAAGAATTGCGACAGCCTACCTCCACTGTCCTATCTTGCCTTTTAAAGTAGGTGATAGCTATTGATAAATTAACAGAACAACAACAACTTGCCATAGCAGCAAGACAAGAGTTGGCAAGGAGAGAGTTAGAACGTAGGAAGATAAAGAATGATTTAAAATATTTCATACACAATTACGTCTACATTGAAAACAAAGATGGTAAAACACCCGAAGAACGTTCTATCTTGTTTAAATTATTTCCCGAACAGTTAAGAGCATTAGACGAAATGATTAAACATAAACTTAACATTGTCATTAAAGCAAGGCAGTTAGGTATTACATGGCTAATAATTTCATACGCTTTACATGAATGTTTTGCTATACAACAGTTTACAGTAGCAATACTTTCACAAACAGAAGATTACATGAAAGAAGCAATAGACAGGTTTGAATATATACTCATTCGTTTGCCTAAATGGTTTATACAAGAGAAAAACAAAGAAACGGAGTCTATTGCAAATCTTTTTTTATACGAGAAAAAATCAGCAGAAATAACAATATATCACCCTGTAAACGAACAAGGAATAAGAGTTGAAAGTTCTATAAAAGGACTTGTATCAACTGAACGAGCAGGACAATCATTAACCGTTGACTTGCTATTATTTGACGAGTGGGCGAGACACGATAACGCAGAAGCGGTATTCTCCGCTGCATATCCTACAATTAATAGACCGAATAGTGGTAAGTTTATAGGAGTATCGACAAACGAGAGAGGTTCGTATTTTGAAGAAATAATAACAGATTGCTTAGATTCAAACGACTTTGGTTTTCATTTAATATTCCTATCTTGGAAAGCAGACCCACGAAGAACAAAGGAATGGCACGAACAAACTAAGAAAACATTAAAAAATACATGGATGTTAAACTATCCAGAGAAAATAGAGGACGCGTTATCAGCAGGAGAAATGACAGCATTTCCGGAGTTTTCAAGAGAAATACATGTTGTAGACCCGTTTCCAATTCCTGACCATTGGATTAAATGGGGAAGTGTCGATAACGGCTTAGGCGGGCCAAGGGACCCGTTTTGTTGGTTTAAAGCAGCTATGAGCGAGGATGGCACCACTTATATTTACTATGAGTACACTTGTGAAAAAGGAAAGGGAGATATTGTTTATTATTCAGACCAAGCAAAAAAGTTTATGGAGGATTGCTTAATCGACTTAACAGAAGAAGGAAAACAAGAAATTGAGGGATTGCACTTAGGATATAACACTGATTCATTAGAATTTACAACTAAAGAAAATTTACAATATGTAGTATTTGGGTTAGACGCCTTCAATAAAGATACAGCAAAAGGCACAGGTAAAAGTTTAATGGATATTTACAGAGAAGCAGG